CTATGTCCTCGAAAACATCCGAGGGGGTCGACAGGATCATTTCTTCCAGCGGGAAGCCTGTTAGGGCACCCCGGTGGCGGAAGCGATCGGTGAAAGGTGCGCCGCGGAGTCTGCGACGTCCGTCATCTTCCCACCGAAGGAGAGCACCATTAACTAATAGTTCAGTCTTTGGCACCACCTTGGCCACTGAAAAGACGCTGAAACTCTGCGTCTTCCGGTGGTAGGTCGGCTGGGTTTCATCCCAGGCTGACCAAATTACGCCCGGGGTACCGTAAGGCCCCCGATAACGTTTATCCACGGTTTCCTTTATCCCCGCCACAACTCGCCACCACGGCGAATCGGGTTCCGGGTTATGCGCGATGATCTGGTTATGTAACTCAACCAGCTCCGCAACACACCACGGGAGGGACTCAATGAAGAAGGGTTTAACGTCCACACCGTTGTAGAAGTAACTACCGCAGCTCTCCCGGAAGGGCGAGTTACCGCTGTAGGTCTTCTCACGATTGAATTCGAAGCCGAGAAAGCTCATGGCTTCGACCACATCGTCATGGCGGTGTTCGGGGTATATAAGATCATCCCCGTAGACGCTGACCAGCTCAGATCTCTTGCAACACGCTTTTACCACGGCATAGAACAGGACGGTCTCCACCTCAAAGGTGAAACCATTTCCCATCGAGCCGACCTTTTCCCAAGATGTAATGGTACCATCCGGGTACGTCCCGAGCTCCTCGCGGAGGTCGAGCATTAAGGCAGCGTGGGATTCCGGAAAGAAAGTCTTTATGTGCCCTGTACCGATGCCATCACTGGCACCGGAGAGGTCTCCTGTGACTAACAGGCGAGTTGCACTTCCAAGTTTGGCCAGCAGGCCGTGATACACTTGGGCTTCCGGAAACAAGAGGGGCTCAGACCATCGCTGCGCGCGTTTCCGCACGAACTTCCCGTAGCCTTTCTGAAGGGCTACGTTCCATGTCCGACCTTTACAGGCCGTACGCTCAGTGTCGAACCGTTTTGGTACAGTGAACACCTCATTGAACCAACCGACCTGAAGTTCAGGCCATGGGCCGGAGTCCCCCTCACTAGTGAGGAAGGGCCCCAACCACTGCTGATACGCAGAGGCATAGGGTGCCGCTCTAGGCGTCACGTGGGTTCCTAAAGCCCACTTATTAGTAGCGTCACAGGACGACCGGTTGAATTCGGTCGTAGCGCCGGGTGAAAACTCCACGTTCCTCGCAAACTCTTCGAAGTCCAGCGGACCAAGAAGAGCCGAGATTATCCGTCGAGCCCTCCGATACACCTTCAACAGGTGTATCGGTATCTGTGCATTGGACGAGTCCAAGC